TCGAATAGCTGAAATAGAAACGCCACCAGAAAATAGATCACCTATTTTATCTAGTGGCACATTCATTATCTCTGTAAAATTTGCCCAGAAATTCATGCTAAAGTGTAGCGTAACATTACGCCCACCTAGCTTAGTGGTATAATACCCTCTCCTCTTGTTTGCCATTATGTAGTAACTTTATTTTAGTTGGTCGACTTAGTGATTGCTCCTGTCAATGTAATTGAACCGCTGTAGCTTACTGGTGACTCCATTTCAGCGCTCATTTCTACACTAGAAAGGAATCCCTCAGCAGTATAAATAGAATCGCCTGTTTCAGCAGTTCCAAAAACACAAGTTAATTGAGTTCTAGCTAGTAAGTAGTCAGCTAATTCAATAGCATTAGCAGTATCATCATAAGCTACTAACCCATCAAAAGAAAGCTCTCCACTCATTACTCCACTTATCACTTCCTGGAAGCCGTTGCTATCTTTAGTAGTGGCTTCTGGCAAATCATTGTTGAGTGTTAATGTACAGCTAGTAGTGTGACCTAAAGCTGTGTCCTCGATCTTTAATATTAAGTTAGTTCCGTTAAATACTCCTGTTGTAGCCATTGTTATTTAAATTTTATACAAATATAGTTATTTTATTATTTATGTTTTTGCTTATGCTAATGCTATTGCGTTAAATAAATATATCTTCAACTGTTCCATTAGTTACCACTTCCTTCATTAAAAATAGCAGTTACTTCAGCACTTGTAATTGCTCTGTCGTATATTCTAATTTTAGAGATTTTACCATCAAAACTATCCTCTCCTATTGAACCACTACCAAAACCTGCTGCAATTCGCAAAGGTACATTTGACGCAACACTAGGTACTTCAGTAAGATTTGGTCCTGTATATAGGGTGTTCATAGTAATCTCACTACCATCAATATACGCTTGATATTTTCCACCTGTTCCTGATGCGTGCGTTTGTGAACCATCAAAAACTGCTACTATATGTGTCCATACTCCCGTTGAAAATACATCAACAGAACTTCTGCTGCCTTCAAAATTAGAATCATATAGATACCAAGTAAATTTTGCATTAGTTGTGTTAAAACCAAACAATAAAGTCGAACCGCCTTCGTAAGTAGAAATAATACTTTGATTACCACTTACAGTATCAAAATTGACCCAAGCCGATATACTCATTCCTTCCTTACCAGATAATACTTGTAAAACATCATTTGATAAAGAAAAATAATCTGTTGAAGTATTATTAGTGTCGTCAAAATCAAAATAACTAGAAGAAAAAGTAGGGGAGTTTACTGCTGTAGCGTGATAAACATTAGGGTAATTATTTTTAGTAAATAGGTAGTTTTGCATTACTTCATCTGCTGAAAGTTCTTCAGAGTATATCCTCACTTGACCTATTTTACCGTCTAATTTGTCAAAAGTACGGTCTGTTCTTCCGCCTATAGCTAAATCACTTACTGTGGTACCCATTGTATCACTTAATGAAGCTGTATCAATTAATTCTCCATCAAGATAAAGTTTTAGTGTAGCTGTAGAATTAGAATTTTCTAAAGTAAACACAGCGTGATGCCAAGTATCATCACTAACTGTACCTGCATTTGCTCTACCTATTAATCCATCACTTGAATTAAATGTATCTACATAAAGGTTTGAATAAGAGCTAAACAATCTCCATCCACCTGTACCACTTCGAGTATGTACAAGAGTTTCCCCATCATCTGTTGTATCGCTTGTAAACCAACACTCTACTGTAATACCTGTTGTGGTTGTTGGGTAAAATGCACTATTACCTGTAACGGTCATATAATCATTAGTACCATCAAATTCAAACCAGCCTCCTATTTCTTGGTCGTGCTGATTAGCATCCATAGAAGTTAAAGTAGCATTATGCCCATTTGTTGTTAAGTCGCTCCAAGTAGAGCCATCCGAACTAGGGTCATAAGAATCAGTATTACCTGCATCTAAATGCAATTCTAAATTAGTGTCATCTACTAAATCAGTATAAATATAATCTACTCCGTGTCTATAGTTCTGTGCTATTTCTGATGCTGAAAGTACTTTAGAATATATGCGTGCAGCGTGCATCTTACCTTCAAAGTCGTTAAGGTTACCTAAAGTGTATCTGCCCAATACAATATTTACAGCACTATCTTTTCTTATTGTTCCACTACCTGTTGATGTTTGTTTAAATTCTCCATCAACGTATATATTTACGACAGGGTTTACATCGCTACTAAAAGTAAATACAACGTGAGCAAGCGTATTGTTGGATATAGAATACCCAGACGAAAAGTTAACAACAGCTCCATTACTAGAGTTATAAGCAACTACATAAGGTGTACCGTAATTATTAAAAAGCATAAGGCCATAACCATCGGTTGTTCCATAATACAATAGAGTGTTTGTATCGCTACTTGTATCAGGTGTAATCCAAAATTCATAAGTAGTTCCTGTTGATGCAGGTTGTAATGCGGAATTGGTAGTTATTTCAATATAATCTCCTGTATTTTGAGTAAAGTCGAACGAACCATATCTGTCAATATCGTAAGGAGGTGAGCCGTTTATAGTTCCATTTCTACTATTGCCGCTTATATCAGTCCAAGTAGTACCACTACCGTCATAAGAGGTAGAATCACTAGCATTAAGATGCAGTTCTAAATCATCGGCATTATCAGACAAAGGAATTGTTACATCGTGTTCTGATATATCGTACCAAATAGAGCCATCTCCATCGTAGCTATCTACATCGTTAGCATCTAAATTTAAAATAAGGTTTTGCTCTGCACTAGCTGCTGCACCACCATTACCTGCTACTGCTACTTTAGGAAAGATTTTTTTATTCAATGCCATAAAGCAAATTTTAGAAGTTAATGTCGTAACGTAAAATATCTGCTTTCGTAGTTAGTGCGTTTATCTCACTCTCTTTTGCTAATACACTTGCTCTAATATCATCTCTTTCTGTTTGTGTGGCAGAAGGTATAGCAGTACCCTTTTCAGCTTCTCTTATTACCATCCAATCTGTTGACTGTAATTTATCGTAGCCTAACTTTTTTAGGGCATCTATTTTTTTAGTTTTTAACTGTGCTACTGTTTCAGAAATTGTTTTATCTTTTACATCGTAAATAAATACTGAGCGTGGTTCTGATATTCCATCGTCATAACTATCGTCAAAATGTAGATTGTGTATAACTTGAGTTATAGGGTCATACGTTGGAGTGATAACATCGTAAAAGCCATAATTTTCTAATTCTTGACTAGATAAGTTGTCAAAGCCTCCCATTACATTGCCCCAACTTTTAGGTATTGAGTTAAATTTTTCAATTTTACCTTTTATTATTATTGCTTTCATATTAGGATGCTATTTGTGAGATTTGATACCAAGCTGCGCTGGTAGATATAAACTTAAATTCTATAAGGTTTTTAGTTGCAGAAGTGTCATCATAATCACCAGCAATTTTATTAAACGTTCCAGCAGAGCCATTAATATTTTGTAGTGTAAGCGTATAAGAACCACCGCCCCCAGTTACTTCTAAAGTAACGACATCACCAATCTTTACGTTTGTGAAGTCAATAGTTGCAGAATGCCCAGCAGTCCAAGTGAAAATATCTGCGCTGGATGAATCGATAGTTATAGATGCGCCAGAAGTCACAGCACTTGCAGCTGTGTATCTATCTTCTAAAACGTCGTGTGTTACTTTAGTTAATGCCATTTTTTATTTTTTACAAAGTTACTAAATCCCAATTTGTTGTTTCTTCATTCCATTCATATCGCTGTCCATCGTCTGGCATAGCTACTGGTGCTTCCCATAGGCAACTATCTTCATTTAAAACCCAGCTATCAAATGGTTTTGGCGGAATAAAAGCATCACGAGATTCATCGTATGTATACCCTATTCCTGCATAGTTTTTCCTTAAAGGTGTACCTCCTAAAGAATGGATTCCTCCTATTGTATTATATGATGTTTGAATCCATTTTCCAGGTGAATCATCAACAAAATTGTCAAAAAATGATGCTTCTGCTACAATTACTTTAACTACTATTCCTTGCTTAACTTTTGCATAATGTGCCATTTTTATATATTTTTAAATTGTATAAGAGCCAGATGATTCAAACTTTATTATAGTGTAATCGCCATCAGTTGTTATTGTTGGATTTCCAGTAGTAGCTCCAGTATAGTGATTAGTAGGAACTTTAAATATTACAACGCCAGAACCTCCATTTCCTCCTTGCTCATTACTGGATAAGTTTGTGCCAGCTCCACCTCCACCGCCTCCAGTGAAATCCGTTCCATTTGCGCCAGCGCCAGATGAATTTCCAGCTCCACCGCCTCCAGCTCCACCAGCACCAGCTGTTTTACCTTGGTAACTAGCTGCGCCTCCACCGCCTCCTCCAGCATAATAAGCTTGAGTACCTGTAATATTAGATTGAATTCCAATACCTCCATCTCCAGCAACGGTTGACGTTGAATTACCACCAGCAGCTCCAGCTCCCCCTCCTCCACCTCCAGGATAACCGGAAGGAGAGGCACCACCATCGTTACCCTGTCCAGTTGTACCAGACCCAGATGTTCCATTTGCAGAAGCTCCACCTCCAGAACCACCATCTGTACCACTTTGGACTTGCTCTTGACCGCCAGCTCCACCACCAATACAGGTTAAAGAAACACCTGTTCCTGTAACAGAGGAGTTTGTTCCATTAGCACCTTGAGATGCGGTAGTTGTACCTGCTCCACCACCTCCTACAGTTACAGTTAAAGTATTACCAACTGTAGGGCTAGATAAAGTTGAGGTTAATAATCCTCCAGCTCCACCACCACCAGCTGGATTGCCATAACCATCATAAGGAGAGTTAGCAAAATTATTACCACCAGCACCTCCTCCAGCGACTATTAAGTATTCAAGAGATAAAGGTAGCGCTGGACCAGAAAAAGAACTATTACTTTCATTAACAGCATTGTAAGCTATCCAACCTTGAGTTGCATCTACATAAACCATAGATACCCCACCTCTTTCATAATTTATTACAACATCATCAGATGCGCCATTAATATTGTCACTCGATGTTATTGTGATATTGTTAGTATCGGCAGTACCAGCGTAATCAACTATAGAAACCTCATCACCAGCACTAGGTGAGCTAGGCAGTGTTACAGTAATTGCAGCACTTGTAGTATTAACAAAATAACCCTCTCCAGCTGTGGCTGTAAAGTTTACTGTTTTGTCATCAGTAACCCAGCTAATGCCTCCGCCACCAGATGAACTAGGCACAATATGAACTACCTCTATAGCACTACCATTAGGAGGTGCAGTGGAAAATGTAACAGTAGTGCCAGAGGTTGAATAGTTATCTTTTGATTGGTAAACACCATCTATAAAAACTTGGGTATTGTTTTCAGTGGTTATACTATGAGTTAAATCAAATGTAGTATCTGATCCATCGCCAGTAAATGTATCTACCTTAACACTACCCACAACAGATTTTAGGTGCATTACCTCTATGTTATCAGTTCCAGTATTTGGTGCTGTTGTAAAAGTTAAGGTTGTACCACTTACAGAAAAATTATCTTTTGACTGGTAAACGCCATCTATATAAACTTGTAAATTGTTTTCTGAATCACAGCTTGAGGTCAAAGTGAAAGCTACTGTAGATCCATCGCCATCAAAGGTATCTTGTTCGATATCTAAAGTGCCAGCAGCACCTCCACCACCAGAGCCAGCTATAGCACCCCATTCTGTAGTGTAACCCTCAAACTGCCCATCTGTAGTATTGTATCTAAACATTCCAGCTACAGGCGTTCCTGGGCGCTGTGCAGTTGTACCATCTGGAACTCTAATTGCTCCAGTAGTATCTATATCTATAATCTCGCCAGATTCTGAAATAGCTGAATCTGTAATCGTATTTGTATCAGATAACTTTGGTAATGTACCAGCAGTACCAGTACCATCTACCTTGCCATCTAAAGCAGTTTGTAAACCATCTACATTAGCTATGGTATGATTATGAGAATCATCCGATATAACAATATTGTTATAAGTACCAGAAACATCACCACTAAAATTAGTTGTAGTGGTTAAAGCTGTAGAGGCATCCTGTTTAGTTGCTATTGAATTTGTTACTGTAGTGGAAAAACTAGCATCATCCCCTAAAGCAGCAGCCAACTCATTTAGTGTATCTAGTGTTGCTGGAGCGGAATCTACTAAGCCAGCTACCTCAGTATCTACATAATCTTTTACAGCAGCAGAGGTAGGTATCGTGGTATCATTATCATTAGATGATATGCCCTCTGATTCGGTTACTAATGCACTATCATTTATCTTATCGATAGTTACTGCATCATCCGCTATTACCTTTGTTGTTACCTTAGTAGCTGCCATATTTCTATTTTATACAAAATTAATGTTTTTTAGGTAAACCTTAGAAACTTATCATCACCAGCTACAATGAGTGTAGATCCGTTTGATGATAAACCTCTAGCTCCTGTTCCAATATCTTTTATACCAGTTAAATTCTCGCCATCTGAACTAAATATCAAACCACCCCTATCACTTTCAGATCCACTAGCGCCACTAGCATAACCTAAATAAAATTTATTATTAGCAAATATAGCTGATTCTATGTATCCAAAATTTTCATCACTAGTTGTTGTAGTTCCAGGCGTATATGTCATAACATTTTCATCATAATAATGATCCTCTATAGCTGTCCAGGTATCGCCATTATCATCTGAATAAATATATAAAGTTCTACCGCTATCATGTACTCTTGGCGTAAAAACCCAATTTCCATCGCCATCTGTTACTAGATGAGCATTATTAAAATTACTTCCAGATAATGTAGATGAGGTATATGTATAATTGCTAACACTAGGAAATGGTATAGCTGTATTTGTTACAAAATTATTATCTGTAACCACAAAGCATGGCGAATAATCATTGCTATTAGTCCATCCAATAGTAATCATTCTACCATCATTACCTACAGCTAATGGGCGATATTGGAATGTTCCTTGGTAGATAATACCTCCTGTAGAAACTGGAGTAAATCCGCCACTACTTAAATCCCACCCTCTAAAAGTACTATTATCTAAATAATAAACATGATCATCATAATAAATAGCATTTGATGCAGTAGATCCACCACTAGAGGAAAACCTAGTTCTATATATATCTAAATCAGATAGATATGTAGTATCGCTAATAGAATTTGGCTCTGATCCGAATATCCACCTAGTTAAATTATTTTGATCTACAGTAATTAAATAATCACCAGCTACAGTGAATTTAGATTTTTGATCAAATAAAGATGTTTTTCTAGTCCAGCTTATACCATCATCATCTGAATAATAAGAGGCATCTGTTACAGATGTTCTATTAGAAACAAAATGATACCCATC